CTTGTAGTTCAGCGCCGAGCCGATGCCGTCGTTCTCCCGCGGCATCGAGTTCAGGATCGGCGTCTCACGCGGCACCAGCAGCTTGGCCGGGCCCTCAAGGTCGATCGGGGCGAGCTGGTTGGGGATGGTGACGTTGCCGGTCTCGGGGAAGTTCGAGTCCCAGTCCTTGGACAGGCGCTCGCGCATCTCGGTGAGCTGGCCCTGCATCTGCGCCAGGGCGTCGCCGCTGACCGACTTGGACAGGGTGTCGAGCAGGCCGAGGTCGGCCTGGCGCTGCTCGGCGTAGCCCTTCGGGGGCCGGGCGTTCTTCATCATCGGGCCCTTGCCGGGCCAGAAGTCGCGGCCTTCCTCGTGGCGGCCGAGGCTCTTGTTGAACTCTTCGAGGTAGCCCTCGAAGGCGCGCGTGATCTCGCCGTTGGTCTGGTACTCCGGCTCCCAGTCGTGGCCGGTACGCGAGCCGCCGAAAAGATCCTGCTTGGTGGGCACAGGTCACTCCGTAAGGTGATTGGCCCGGGCAGGACTCAGGCGGAAGGGAGTGCCTTCCTGGCTTCTTCGTCGAGCTCGCGGGCGTAGGCGAGATATCCCTCGCGGTCACCGGGGGTAGTAGCCATCTCGGCTTTCTGCCTCATCAGTGCCGCCTTGGCGGCCTTGTCCGTGTCCTGCACGCCGCCAGGGGTCTTCACCTGGACGTTGCGGGAAAGGACTGGCCCGCCGGGTACCGGTGTCGCCTTCACCTTCGCCAGCTCCGCCCGGTCGAGATCCCTTGCCGCCTTGAGGTCGGCGATCTCCTTGACCAGTGAAGCGTTGGCCTTTGCTACAGCGGCCTTGACGACCTCAGTGAGGTCGCCGGTCTGCGTCACAGTATCCACGGTCGTCTCCTCCGGTGCAATCTGGGACTTGCTGGTGCCGCCAGTGTCGTCGAGCGGGTTCTTGACGCCGAGTTCCTTGGCGCGCTTCCCGATGTGCTTCGTGGCCGCGGTGACGTCACCGTGGCCGCTGCGGGCGAGGATCGCGGCGCTGTTCAGGTCGTGCTCGTCGTTGATCGGGTACGAGCCGTCAGGCAGCGCGCGGCCGTCCGCGGCCATCTCCTTGCGCTCACCGTCGGAGTAGTCCCGGTCCTTGGCAACCGCCGCCGACTGCATGAGCGCCGTCGCGGGCTGCACTGAGCCGGACGCCACCGCCTCTTCGCCGGTGCGCCAGCACCAGATCATCTCGGCGGCCATCGCCAGCTGCATGATGTCGCTGATCTCCCCGGCCTGGCCGCTCTTCAGCTCCTGCGCCTCGCCGATGATCAGGTCGGCGATCTGCGCGAGCACCGCGGTGCCGCCGGCGATGTCCGGTGTCTCGTCGACCTTGCGGCCGACGATCGCCTTGACCAGCGCCTTGGCAGCCAGCGTCTTGGCCTTGGCGGGGGTGACCTTGCCGTTCTCGCAGTCCGGGCAGTCCCGCTTGTCGCCCATGATCTTGCCGTCGCCCTTGCAGGTGGGGCAGTCGACCTGATCGGCTGCCTTGGCGGCGGGCGCGTCAGGCAGGTCAGTGCCGCAGTTCTCGCACTTGGCGCCCGTGTGGTCGGCGTCGTAGCTCTTGTCGCACTTCGGGCAGTCCCGCGCGCCCTTGGCGACGTCCTTCTTGGCCGCGGGCTTGGCGTCGGCCTTCAGCTTCGCCTCGTGCGCCAGGTGGGCCTCGTGGACGTCGTGGGCGTTCTTGAGGTCCGCGGCGCTGACCTTCTTGCCGGCCTTGTGGTCGGCGATGGTCTGCTTGGCCCTGGCCACCGCGTCGGCCGCGCTCGCCTTGCTGTCGCCGGCCTTCCCGCCCTTGCCGCTGCCGCCGTGGTCGGCGTCCCACTCCGCCCAGTCCTTGGCTACCGGGTCGGCGACCTGCTTCATCATCAGGATGCCGATGCCGTTGGCGGGCATGCCGACGCCGTCGACACGGTCAGCGTCGATCAGCTCCAGCTCGGTGATCTCGACGTCCATGTCAGTCCCTCAGATTCGCGAGTGCCTCAGCGGTCGGCTTGCGCCGCCGTGCCGATCCCTGCATCGATACGCCGCCGATCTTGCCTGCCTTGACCAGGTCCCACGCCGGGTCGTCCCACACGATCCCGCCCATCCAGTCGCCTTCCTTGACGACGTAACCGGACTCGGTCGTCCAGTCGGGGGCGGGCCACAGGAACGACTCGACGAACAGGCCCGCGCCGTCGGTGCCGTCCTCGTGCCCCAGCCCGACCTTGCTGCCCTTGCGGAGGAAGTTCCACGCCGCCTCGCGCACGGCCTCCTTGGACGCGAAGTCGCGGTGCCCGTCGGCGGCTACCGCGACGTCGGCGCGGTCGGCCGGGTAGACGCACACGAGCGTGTACTGCAGCTCGGGCGTGGCCTTGGCGAGCACGCCGGACAGCGACGCGCCGTCCCACGTCGCCGCGCCCTTGGCGGCCACGGCCTGGACGCCGGTGTCGATGGTGATCGTTCCGTCAGGTGCCTGCGTGATCCTCACCGGCGCTCCCTCCCGCTGTGGTGGTGACGTGCTGCTTCATGTCCTCGTGGCGCTCGTCGGCGCGCTTCTCGCTCTCCCAGTGCTGCCGTGCCCGCTGCGCCAGCGTGGCCAGCAGGTGGCAGACGACGATGATGATCGTCCACACGTTCGGTGAGAAGATGTTCGGCCACATCGGGCCCCACAGCTCCACGTCCAGCCAGTGCCAGATCATGCGTACTCCAGCACGGGCAGCTCCGCGCACCGGCAGCGCGGGTGCAGCGGCACCAGCGGCTCAGCGCCCAGCGGGTGAGCGCCCAGCTTCGCCGCAGCGTCGCAGATGGGGCACACCTTGTCGTCCTCCGCCGTCGAGATCTCCACCTCGGACCGGCCCGTCTCCGCGTACACCTGCCGTGCCGCGCTCGCCTGCGCCCTGGCGATCTCCGCCTGCGCCACCAGCTCAGCCCGGTCCGGGTTGTCCAGCACCGACTTCAGCCGCCCGGCGAGGTCGCCGACGGACAGGAACGGCGGCAGCGGCTCAGTACCCGGCTCGCGGGTGATCGCGTTCGACCGCAGCGTCTCCTCAAGCACCAGCGACAGCTCCTCAAGGCGGCTGTCCGCGATCGACTTGATCCGGATGTGCTGCTCGCCGAGCAGCTGCCGCAGGCCCGGCCCGGCGATCTGCTCGGCCGCCGCGTAGTCACCCGGCTTCCAGCCGCCCCAGTCGACGTCAGCAAGGCCGTCGGAGGCTGCGAGAGCCGAGCGGTTGCCCAGCACCCACCCCTCAGTCCAAAGACGCGTCAGAACCGGTCGTAGCGCGTTCTGGATGGCCTGGCCAGCCCTGCCGAGGAACGCCTTCAGCTCAGGCAGCGCCTTGGCCGCCTGCGGGACGCTCTTCGGGTGCAAGGCTACCCACGCCTCCGCCAGCTTGCCGGTGTCGATCGAGCCGCTGACCGCCTCGCGGACCTGTCCCGCGTAGATGTCCACTAGCTGAAGGTCCCGCTGCCAGCCGGGCCAGTCCCGGCGGGCACTTTTCCCGGGCTCGCCTTGAGCAGCACCCGCGCGTCAGAGGCGAGGTCGGGCACGTCGGCGGCCGTCAGTGCCTTGCAGGCGAACGGGCGCGACGGCGACGGGTGACGGGTCAGCCACTTGCGCAGCGCCGTCAGCTCAGCCGACTTGGCCGCCGGGGCGTCCTGCTCGTCGTCGTCGCCCTGGTCCTGGTCGTCGCTGCCGTCCTGCGCGCCCGGCTGCGGCGCGCCACCAGCAGGCGGCGCGACCGCGGGCGCGACGAGCGTCCCCGGCGGGGCCTGCTTGCTCGACCCGTCGAGGAACACGACGCCGCGGCCCGTCTGCAGCATCGACATGTCGGCCTCGGGGAAGGTGAACGCGGCCTTGCCGCGCCGCGCGAGGTCCTGGTTGATCGTCATGCGCCCGCTGGCTACCTGCGACGCGGCCACGGCGTCAGCGGCGGCCTCGTCCTCGCTCTCCTGGCCGAGGACCTGGACCTTGAGCGCGGACGGCATGCCCAGCTGGCGGACGCACAGGCGGGTCGCGATCTTGCCCAGCCAGTTCGCGTCAGGCATGCGGACGTTCCGCTCGAGGATGTCCTGCTCGCCCTCGTGGAAGTCGCCGCCGAGCGCGCCGGCCTCGGTGAAGCCGACCTCGGAGGCGGGCAGGCCGTAGTCCCCGGCCACCAATTTCACAAAAAACAAGTCGAGCTCGGGCTTGTACCGCTCGGCGACCTCCGGCGGCAGGACCGCCTTGGTGCCGGGCGGGAAGAGCTCCCACTGCAGCCGCCTGCCCGTGTCGCCGCTGAGCTTGTCGTTCAGCGCGGTAACCCAGTCCCCCCACTGCTCGGTGTTCCACTGGATGCTCACGTCGGTCTCCAGGAGCGCGCCGGACACGCCGTGCGTGTACTCCTTCAGCAGCCAGTCCATCCGCCGCATCCACAGGATGCCGTCGAGCAGCGCGATCTCGGTGGGGCTCATGCCGTAGGGCGTCTTGGGGCGGATCAGGCGCCGCTCGTAGAGCAGCTGGTCGGTGGTCATGCCGCCGGGGACCATCAGCTGCCCGTTCACGTCGACCGTGTCGGCGACGAACTCGCCGCGGGGGAACCCGTACAGGACCTGCTGGGCGAACGGGGCCGGGGGCAGCGGCCGGCCGCCTTCCTCGTCGAGCAGCGGCTTGACGGTGGACCCGTCGATGACCTCGAAGCTGAACACGTCGCCGCCGAAGGTGCGCTTCGGGTAGACGACTACCGCGTCGTAGACCAGCTGGTTTTCCATCAGCTGGCTTGTCCACTGCTCCCAGTCGTAGCCGTTCTTGCGGTCGGGGGCCTCCAGCCAGTCGCTGATCCGGGAGATGTCGCCCATGTACTTGTCGCGCATCGACGCCTCGACGTCGTCCTTCGCCTGGCCTGCGGCGGCGGCCTCGCGGGCGACGGCCTCAGGGTCGACGGTGACGGTGTAGCCGAGCCCGCAGACGCTCTTGCGCCTCTCGATGCACTTGCGGAACAGCGGCATGTCCGCGGCGTCACTGAGGGTGCGCCAGGGGACGAACGGGGCCGTGTTGACGTTGAGGTTGGTGCTGATCGGCAGCTCGAACAGGCGCGGCTCTGCGCGGCCGGTGCGCGGGTTGCGCTGGTTGATCGGCGACGGGGTGAGCGGGGTGCCGGGGCCGAACGGGTCGGCCGACCACTGCGGCGGGCGGGGCAGCGGCGAGGCGAGGCCCGCGGCGCGCTGGTTCGCGGCCAGGAGCGCGGTGAGCTGGTCGCCGGACAGGGTGACGCCGCCGGGGTTCGCCGGGGCCTGGCGGCGTGCCTTGGCGACCGTGCCGCCGCGGCGGCTGCGGTTGGACCGCCGGGCCATCAGCCCTCGCCGTACATGAAGAACGGCCGGTCGCAGCAGTCCAGTGATCTCCCCGTGTCCATCGGGATCTCGCACGCCCACATCGGGCGGCCTAGCGGGACCGGCTTGCCGCAGCAGCGGGTGTAGACCGTCTCGTGCTGGCCGCTGACCGCGCACAGCGGGTGCTGGACGAGGTGGTCCGGGTGGTCAGGGCCGACCTCGCCGTGCTCGATGATCGACCGGGCTGCGGCGCGGTACGGGTCGGCCAGCGCTTGCATCAGTCCACCGGCGCAGGCAGGCAGTCGTCCAGCGACGGCCCTTCGTACGGCCCGTCGATGCCGGGGTCGTAGCAGGCCCAGCACACCGGGCCGCGGTTCCCTTCGGTGAACGACTGGTTGATGGCCGGCTGAAGCGTGCGGTCATCCTCGGCAGCCGCCTTCGCGTTCGCTACCGCGATCCGCTTCGCCTTCGCCGCGCACACCAGGCAGGCGTAGCGCTCTTGGACGTCGACGAGGCGTTGCAGCACCGGGGCGAGCAGCGCCGTGATGTTGTAGGCGACCGTCTCGCCGATCAGCTGCGCGACGCCGTGCGCGGCCACGTCGGGCGACGGCGGCACGTCCTGGCCGGTGGCGCTGAACGCGGCGGGAAGGGTGCCGTGCGGGCGGCTGGGCTTGGTCACACGACAACTCCTTGTGGAAGGTCTACAGGGATCGGCTGCTAAGAGTGTGCCACAGCGCGCCCAGATTGTAGACCTGCGACAAGCGGGTTAGCTGAGCTTCCAGCTCTCGTTGTAGTCCCGATGGGTGCTCCAGTCGGCGGCGAGGGCGCAGAGCGTGCGGAACGCCACGTTGGCGTGGGGCGCATCGTATGGCGTGCCGGGAGCGGCATAGCGGGAAAGCTCCCGCTGCGGGCCAATCGCCCGCTCGCAGTCGGCCACGATCGCCCGCAGGGTCGCTACGTGACGGAGGCCAAACTCCACGCTGCCAGGTCCGCGCCTCCACGAGACGTGCTCCGGCGGCTGTCCCTCGTCCCTCGATCCGGTCTGGTGCGGGTACGCCGCCCGGCCGCGCTGCTCCCACTCATCGAGCCGCGCCTTCACGAACTCCGCGATGTCCATAACCCCAGCTTCCCAGATGTCAGTGCCCCCCAGTAGCCCGCCATCGCGTCACGCGGCACGTAGTACGCCAGCAGCAGCGCGTCGGCGTCATCTGGGCTCTTGCCGCTCGTCCTGCCCCGGATGTCATCCTTGCTCTCGATGAAGATGCGCCCCTTGGCGTCGTACTCCACCCGGGGCAGCAGCAGCTCTGTCTTCGTCTTCTCGGCCTCGTCCATGCCGGACAGGTCCCACGTGCCCTGCTGCGACGACTCGCGGCCGATCACCCACCACAGCTCGGCCCGCAGGTTGCCGTAGATCAGCGGCAGCGACGACGCCCCGCCGACCATCACCGAGTGCACGGCCACGTCACGCCCGGCGTCGCCGCGGCGGACGCGGTTGCGGAGGTCGCCCACCAGGCCGTGGCCGACGCCGTTGCCGTCGACCTTGACCGACATCGCCCCGGTGACCCTGATCGCCTCCATGACCAGCGCAGCGTTCTTCTCCGGGTCGCTGCCGCGGTACACCCACCGGCGGCCGGCCTTCATGCCGCGCCGCTCGCGGACGACGGTGAGGTCGGAGCCGCCGCCGACGTCGACGCCGAGCTCCACGGGCACCAGCTGGGCGGCGGCGCGCGGCTCGGGGATCATGCACTCCGCCAGCGCGGCCGCGGGGATGACCTGGTCGGGGTGGTCGGACGGGAACTCGGCGAGCACCTTGGACAGGTACCGGCGGTCCTTGGCGCCCCAGTCGAGCAGCCGTTTCTCAGCCCAGTCGCGGCTCGTCAGGGCATGCCGCAGCTCGTCGGGCACGTACTCGTCGGTGAAGTTGGGGCTGTCGAATACTGACGCCTTGAAGTGCGTCCACAGCGGGTGGTTATCGCATACCTGCGCGAACCTGCTGCCCGCGTGGTCGGGGTTGCCTGTGGCGAAGATCCGGCAGTCGTCGCCGGTGGTGATGTTCTCTGCCGCGGTCCACAGCCACTCTTGCAGGCCGCCCGCGTCGTCCAGCACGACGAGCAGGTAACGAGCATGGAAGCCCTGCCCGGTGTCGGGGTCCTCGTCGGCGCCCGCGGCTTTGTCGGCGGGCTTGCGGCCGGAGGCGACGAGGGCGTTCCCGATCCACCACTTGTTATCCAGGGTGATCCGGCCAGGCAGCTTCAGGCGGGTGTGGAGCTTGCGGATCTCCCGCCAGAGGATCGCGCCTACCTGGTCGCCGCCCGGTGCGGTAGTCCACACGTAGACCTCGCCGACCGGGTGCGTGGTGACCCAGCGGCAGACGATCACCGCGGCGCTGAAGCTCTTCCCGATGCCCGCCCCGGACTGGGCGACAGTCCGCTTGTTGACGTCGACGCTGTGCGCCATCTCGACCTGGAGTGACCACAGGAAGATGCCGTTGAACTTCGCCCAGCCCGCCGGGTCCCCCGGCATGCTGGCGGCCAGCTCAGCCTTGTACGTCTCCAGCAGGAGATCCAGCTCCGCCGGGTTCCAGCTCTCCCAGTCGGAGGGCAGCAAGTCGCTCAGCGATAGCTCTGACCTCGGCCCGGCGCTCATCGCTCACCTCCACCTTGACCGGGGCGTCCAGGCCGAGGAACGCGGCCCGGCGCTTCATCAGCCGCTCAAGCCGGTCGATCGACTGGAGCACCGGCGCGTCGTCCTCGATCGTGGCGCCGTCGTCGTCGCGGACGACGCGGCCCTGCTGGACGGTGATGTGCCTGGTCTTCAGCACCCGCCACGCCTCGCGCTCAAGGGCGTCGAGCTTGATCAGCTCCGTCGCCCGGTGCTCAATGACGCTGGCGGTCAGCTCGGCAGCTGCCTGCTTGCGGGCTGCGGCGTAGTCGTTGCGGGCAACCGTCTCGGTGATGCCGAGCCCGGCGGCGATGTCGGCGTAGGGGACCTGCTCGGTACGCATGGCCAGGACCCGCGCACGCCGCTGGGCAATGAGCACCCGTTCGGCGTTAGTGGGCCTGGCCATGTCACGTTCCTTGTGGCGTCTCGTTACGCCTGGCCGGCCACGGTCGGCCCGGCGGGGACCGCTGCCGCGGTGGCGGCGGTCGCGGCGTCCGCGGCCCGGAGCGCGCCGCTGACCGCCTTGGCGGCGTCGAGGAGGCCGGTCAGGAGCCCCGCCGGGTCGGGGATGTGGGCGATGGCGGCGATCTCGTTGACGATGCTGACGCCGGTGGGGCTGGCCTTGACGGCCTCGACGGCGGCGATGGCGTTCTCGTCGAGCCCTTCGAGCTTGTCGATGAGCTGGTGGCCGATGGACTTGGCTTCGGCGAAGACGTTGGGCACGGGTCCTCCTGGGGTGGTGGTTCTGATGTTAACTGCTGCCGCGGCTGGTTCCGCGGACGTCTGGTGGTGGTGCCCGAATACGCGGGCGATGTCGGTGCCGGCGCGGCGGACGGCGTCGGCGGCTTCCTGCTCGAAGTCGCGCATGACGGCCATCAGGCTGGCGCTCCCATCACGAAGGCGACGGCGTAGACGATCGCGGCGAACGTGACGGCCGCGCCGATGACGCCCAGGACGCGGCGGGTCATGACGGCGGCCCGGCTGCGTAGCGGATGCGCCCGGCTGCGTTGCCCAGGCCGGCGCTGCATCCGCGGTGGAAGTTCTCCTGCGCGGCGTCACGGTCGTACTCGGCCGCCTTGTCCGCGTGCTCGCCTGCCAGACGCTCAAGCTCGGCGGCGAGGTCGAGCACCTGCTTGCGGAGCTGGTCGCGGTCCTCGCGGGCGAGGCGGAGCTGGTCGGTCTCGACGGCTGCGGCGACGGCGTCCCACAGTGCCCGGTTGACGTAGTCGGCTTCCCACGGCCAGTCGGCGAGAGGGAGCCCGACGAAGCTGACGTACGTCTCGTAGGCGAGCTGCCCGGCTGTCTTGCCGCTCATGGCGTGAGCCCGGCGCGGGTGCGCCACTTCGCGACCTGGACCATGCCGACGCGGGCGGTGTGGCCGCTGCCGCTGGGGCTGAACGCGGCGAGGATCTCGGTGATGACCTCGGCCCGCAGGCGGCTCTCGCGCATCGCGGCGGCCAGCTCGGGCGCGGGCTGCGGCCCGGGCAGCTCGCGGATGTCGCCGGTCTCGTCTTCGTACTCGGGCGCCCAGTCGGGCTTGAACTCGAACGGCGTGTCGCCGAGCAGCATGCGCAGTCGCTTGCGGTGGGTGCGGGCGGCGTGCTGCGCCTCGCGCAGGTCGGCGGCCAGCTCGGGCGCGGGCTGCGGCCCGGTGTCCGGGTGGTCGGCGAGGATGCCGGCCAGCGTGTCCGCGCACCCGCTGACCGCGTGTTCCTCGGTGATCTCGTCGCGGGTGTCGGTGATGCGGTACACCGCGTCGTCGCGCCAGTCCGCGAGCGTGGCTTCGAGGGCTTCGCGGAGCGGCCCGGCCTCCGCGTGCGGCGCGGCGTGCTCCCGCTCGTCGGCGCGTATCAGCGGCTCGACGGCATCCACGACAGCGCGGGCAATGGCGTCGCGCTCGCTCCTTGGCACGGACCACTCGTCGCCCGCCATCTTCCCGGTGAGCACGTTGAACGCTGTGGCGCGGACGTGGTAGGCGAAGTCGGCCGGGTCGGGGCTGAGCGCCTGCCCTGGCGTCGCGGGCACCCCGTGCGGCGGCGTCACGACGGGCGCGCAGGCGGTGCACTCCAGGTCCGGGCTGACGGGCGCGGGTTGGGCTGGCGTCGCGGCGGCGAGGTCCCGTTCGGCCTGCATCCCGGCGGCGAACGCCTCGGCCTGGTAGCTGTCGTCGGCGAAGTCGTAGCCCTGGGCGTCCATCCAGCCGTGCCACTCGGCGTGGTCCTGCTCGGCTTGCAGGTCACGCGCTGCCCCGGTCACTCGGTCTCCGCGAAGATCTCGCCGAGCGCGTCAGTGGCGAGCTGGATGGCGTCGGCGGCGGCGCTGACGCGGGTGACCGCCTCAAGGGCCCGCTTGGCGATGCCGAGCGCCCGCACGGTGGCGTCGGGCACGGTCGCGCCGTCCTCGCGGAAGCTCGCCCAGTGGCCCTGCGAGTAGCCGGCGATCACCCGGTCGTCGCGGCGGATGCGGAGGAACCCGTAGTCGCGGTGGTCGTCGGCCTCATGGGCGAGGTACCGGCGCTCGAGCGGCGCGCGGTCGCCAGTCGGCGCCTCGACCACGACGATGACCTTCGGCGGCGTCGGCTCAGTGATGTTCGTGTCGCAGGTCTTGCATTCCAGGTCGCTCATTTCGCTCTCGCTTTCTTCGGCTTGAATGCCTTCATCTCGTCGGCTATCCATTTCGCTTTCTGCGCTGTGGTTATGAGGCCGTCGCCCCACAGCTGGACGTAGCGGCGGTTTCGCTCGCTGAGTTCCTGCGGGTTTTTCGGCGGCTCGCGCTTGCACTCGGCGGCGACGTGACCGGGTTCCTCGCACCGCCAGCAGCTGAGGCCGATTTCCATTTGACTAATTCCAATCCGCTTTTCGTATTCGCGTGCGCACACCGGTAACGGTTAAAAGTTCAAGAACCTTTTTCGTCTAAGGTGGATACGTGAGCCTCTGCGCGGGGTTGCTTGCCTTTGCCGTTGCCTCTGCCACTGCCTATGGCATCGCCGAGCATGTGCTTGCGGCATGCTCCGAGCATTGCTACGGGGATGCTCCGGGCATCACGACGCCTTGTCCTTGCCCCACCGTGCGTTGGCTGCGTGACGTGCCTTTTCGGCTCGGGCGTCGGCCGCGTCCTCGATCTCCTTGCGTGACCGCTGGTGCCCGTCGGGGCCAACGAAGTCGTGCATGACCACAGCGCCCCCGATGTCGATCGGATCGACCAGGTGAAGGCCGAGCAGCTCCGCGCGGACCTTCGGCGCGACGGTTTTCCACCGCTTCTCGGTGACGATGCCGTCGTTGCGGTTGCGCCCGCAGTACGCCCAGAGGCCGATGAGCGCCCGGAATCCCTTATCCGAAAGCTCCTCGATCTTTGGGTGCTCCATGATGAGTACGTCAACGCGCACGTACTCCCAATTGGGCCTTGCCAATTCACGTTGTCCCGTCTCCTAAATCCGCCAGCGGGCGCGACTAATGGCCGTCGTCGTCCGCGTCGTCGTGCTTCTCGCCGGTGCGCGAGTCGATGTCCTTGAACGCCAGCCGCATCTCGTCCTCCAGGCCGAGCGGCAGCACGGTGCGCCCGCTGCGCTTCTCCAGCGACCGCCTCATGAGCTGCTCGGCGGCTTCCAGGTCGGCGGGCAGGATGGCCTCCACGCGGCGCACGCGGGCCGTGGGGACGGCCTCGCCGGTGTCGTTGTCGGTGGTGACCTTCTTGCAGTCGACGATCATCAGCAGCACCTTGAAGCGGTGCGGGTCGGCGATCAGGTCGGCCGCGATCGAGGCGGCCCCGTTGGCGTCGCCCTTCGGCAGGGTCCCGCTGATCTTGATGTCACTCACTGGCGTTCTCGCATTCCCTGTAGGTGATGTGGGCGCGGAGGCGTATCCACCGGGTGTTTTCCATCTCGGGATCGCGCGGTGTCATGACCTGCATCGAGTACCGCGCGCCCGGCTTGATCGGGCGCGTGCACAGGCAGCAGGCGTGCGCCTTGCGGGCCGTGTGCTCGGTTTCGAAGACGGCCATAACGCCGGCCGCCCGCAGTTCCAGCACGCCGCCGCCGCGCCGTAGGCCCACGTCACGCCGCACGGCCCGCAGTGGTCCGCGAGGTCGAGGGTGACCCCGTAGCGCGGGTACTCCGGCCCGAACACGAGCCGGTCAGGCCAGCGCGGCTCCCCGACGGGCGGGAACAGGCGCATGCCGGTGAAGCCGTCGAGCGGCCGGTAGTCGTCGTAGACGGGCGCGAACGGCTCGTCCGGGTACGGCTCCGGGTCGTGCGGCGGCAGCGGCGAGACGCGGCGCACGGCGACGACGGGCCCGAGACGGCGCGCGGCTTCGAGCACGGGCCGGATCACCGGGTGCCCTCAATCTCATCGAGCAGGAACAGCACCTTCGGCTGCCGCCCGCCGTGGCCGTCCTTGCGCCGCTCCAGCC